GGCATGGACCCTATAGCTGATGCAACTGTAAACGAACCGTATCAAATGCCACAAAGTAGATCATTCATTTAAAAAAAATATTATGCACAATCAAAAATACGATCCAGCAATGGAAGAATTAAAACCTGGAAAACACGTTGGTATCGTGGGTGAGTCTCATATATGGGATGGACCACTAGATCAAGCAGGTAGACAACACGGTATTGGCTCAAGCTCAGGAATAACAGGTATGCAAATACTAAAAGCACCAACACCTTATAAACCTCTTAACGCCGTTTTGTGCGCTCAAAGAGATTAAAACAATATAAAAATGGGATTATTTAGAACACAAGATTCAATCATAGGCAAAGCTATGCCTTTAACAGCAGGGTTGGTTGGAGCTCCAAACGCTTTACCTGCTTGGGTTTTTGAAAACCAAACAGGAGTATTAGGAACATATTTAAATAGTTCCGTATTATACGTAGGTGTAAGTGGTGATATATCAGTTATACTACCAGGCACCAGTTTAAATTCAGTAAGTACGTTTAGTTTAATATCTGGAGGAACTGGTTACACTAATGGTGCACAAACTAACTTAGCAACAACATGTCCTAATAATTTAGCTTCAGGTTTAACTATAGATGCAACGGTAGCTGGAAATGCTATAACTAACCCTACTATAGGTAATTCAGCTGGTAGTGGTTATAACGTTGGAGATATAGTTACTATAACTGGCGCAGGAGGTTCAAACGCAACAATAAGCATAACAGCTGTAAATGATGGTGTTCCTATTTCTGCTCAAGCAATAACATTTAAAGGAGTACAAGCTGGTACAATACTACCAGTGGCTGTAGATTACGTAACCGCATTAGCAACTGTAACAGCTGCAGATATAATAGTAGGTAGATAAATATATAATTATGGAAAAAGGACATTACGGACAATATAGCGGAAACGCAAGGCATTCAAGAGTTACAAGTCATAATATGGCTGCTACTAAACGCGATGATGAAGCTCACATGCAATATCTTAAAGAAGATATAAAGTATGATAACAAACATGGTCACAGTGATATAGATATGACAGCTGATGAAAAGCACATATCTAAACTAGCTGGTGATCTTAAGTATGATGAAAAGCATCATGGTTCTGCAAGACACACTACAGAACATTCAACTGAAGAATATATGGCGCGTAAAGACGCAGCTATAAAAGCAAATAAATAAACAGAGTAAACTGACAAATCAAAAACATTTAACATTTAACATTTAACATTTAACAAAAAAATTATGGCAAATTACATTAAAATTAAAGCAGCAGACGTAGATGTTGCTAATCAACTTTCAGACATATTAATTGGACACGTTGATTCTGTTTATCAAGGATTGGTAAACGGGGACGCTTCGGCTGACAAATTTACAGTTTATTCTGACGGAAAAAGTTATTTATTCACGGTTACTGGAAAAGGTAAAGAGTGGGCTAATCAATTTATTTCAGCTGTCACTGCTAACCCAGGTGGTATTATGTCAATCGTACAAAACGATTCAGGCGTAAAAGTAACTGATATAGTTATAGCATAACTATGCAGTCTCGAGGATTAGGCGATAGTATAGCTAAATTCACGGAAAAAACAGGAATTAAGACCGTTGTAGAAAAAGTTTCTGACGGTCTTAATATTCCTTGTGGTTGTAAGAATCGACAAGAATGGTTTAACGAAAAGTTTCCTTATAAAAAATAATATGGCATTTAAATTAAAATCTCCTTTTAACCTAGATCTTTTAAGCACATCGATGTTTGAAAGAGATATGGAGGGTGATCCAGTTCACGCTAGAACACCTAAGAACGGGGTTATTATTTTAAACGAAGATTCGTTTGCTATGGATAAAGATCCAAAGGAAAAACTAAAAACTATTGTTCACGAGCTTGAACATGTAAGACAATACAAATCCGGTGAATTAGACTATGGTTATAATGGTGCGGGTAAAGAAGTGGTGTGGTGGAAGGGTAAAGAATATGATTACTCTAAAATGGCTTCTGGAGATCCAAATCAACCTTGGGAAAAAAAACCTTATCAATTAGAAAATAAAATAAACAAAAATTAATATTAAAAAAAATGAATAAAAATTACAGAGGTCCTGCTGAATCAAAAGAACTTTCAGAAGACGGGCCAGCAATCGATCAAGCAGACAAAGGTTCTGGTAGAAAAAAAGGTGGTGCAAAACATCACGGTAACATGCCTAAGAAAAAAGGTAGTGGAGATCACAAAGAAGGTCACAAAGGTGGCGCTAAAAAAGATGTAATGATGGATGAAAACATGAGTGGTAGTGGAAAAAAGAAAGGTTCTGCTCAAGTAGGTTACGACGCAATAATTAAACATGGTAGAGATCTTAAAAAGGCAAGAGATAAAGCTACTCAAAAATCTTTGAATAATAGGTTTAATGCTGGTATATTAGATTCTATTAATCTGGAGCATTCTGGCCAAGGTGATGAAGCTAAAAAAACGTATGGTAAAAACTATGGGCAAATTAGCAATCCGTCAGGTGAAGAGAAAAAGGCAAAGTATCTTGGGGAAAAACAATTTGTCGAGCCTAGTGCAGAAGCTCTAAAAGCTTACATGGACTTTAAACTTCCTGGTGCTAGTAGAGGTTATACTCAAAATTTTGGACCAGCTAGACAAAATAGCTATGCAAAGGGTGCTGCTAAAGTAGCTCAGATAATGGGTAAAGGTGCTGCTAAAGGAAAAGGTGCTGCTGAGTATGGTGGAAAAAAAGGAGACGATTCTAAAAGCAAAAAAGACTACGAAGGATAGAAAATGAAAATATCAAAAACAGGGTACTTAAAAAATAGTCCTGATGTTAACAATAAACAAAACTTAATTCCTAGTAATAAAATAACTATGAAAGGAGTAGGGCATAAAGTTAAAGGTGTTGACAACAGGGGTTATACTACTATTATGTACCCTGGTTATGATTATATTTTTCCAAACGGTAATCAAGTTTTAGAAACAAAATTAGATGAGTAAACCTAAAAAAAAGTTTAAAGATACTAAGGTTGGAAAATTTTTAAGTAAAGTTGCCCCTAGTATTCTTGGAACTGTAGGTAGTGTAATACCAGATGCTGGTGTATTAGGTCTTGTAAAAAACTTAATAAGTAAAGAACCTGATATTATAATATCTCCGCAAGATAAAGAAACTGCTCTTAAGTTATTAGAGCAAGATATGTTAGAGATGCAAGAGGTATCAAAACGTTGGGAAAGCGATATGAAGTCAGATTCATGGCTTAGTAAAAACACGCGACCAATGTCATTGATATTCCTTACTGTTATGTCTATAGCTTTTATATGGGTGGATAGTCACGAGCATTTATCTTTTACTGTAGAACAAGAGTGGATAAGTTTATTAAAAACTTTAACAACAACGGTTTACGTAGCTTACTTTGGTTCTCGTGGGGCGGAAAAATGGAAAACTATAAGTAATAATAATTAAGAGATTAATTAAATTAAATTAAATGAAAAAAAATATTAAAACAATTGCTTTAAGTATTGTTGGTCTTTTTTTTGCTTACACTATAGGTTATACCAAAGCTGAAAGAAAAATACTAACTATGATACTTGACGAAAACTATCATCCAGAGCTTAAAGCAAAAGTAGAATATCATCTGGATAACAACTTTAAACAATCAATTAACAATTAAATTAAATTAAAATGGCAGAACAAAATGCAAAAATAACTGACGAACAGTTAAAAGAAATTCAAGAAACTCAAGGAAAAGTAAACCAAATATTAAATAATATTGGTTTCGTTGAAGTACAAAAAAGTGCTCTTAAGGTAGAATTTAGCAAAGCTAACGAAGCAGCTGAAGACGTTAAAAAGAAACTAGAAGAAGAATATGGACCAATAAACATTGATCTAGCTTCTGGTGAGTACACTGTTGTAGAGCAAAAAGAAGAAAAATAAAGTGAATAACGTTGTAAGAAAAATCAGCATTGGATCTGATTATAAAAATGATGCTATGCACTACTCTATTGGACAACAAGTTTATGGAGGTCATGAAATAGCTTATATTCTTCATGATACAAAAGATTCGTCTTACAATATTCATATAAAAAAAGGAGATGAAATATTGCCATGGAAAAAATTTAATTCTAACATGGCAATATCCATCGAATATGATTTAGAATATTAATGCAAAGTTTATATGATTTCATAGTAGAACCGGTTGGTAACACTTATGAAAACGAAATAGATATAGAAAACGTTAAAATAATATTAAACACTAAAATTGAAAGTTTTAAATTTGTAAACAACGTAGCTAAAGTAATTCAGGTTCCTTTAGCTTTTAAAACTGAAATAAAAAAAGGTGATATAATATTAATACATCATAATGTTTTTAGAACTTTCTATGATATGAAAGGTGTAAAGAAAAAGTCTAGATCTTTTTTTCAAGATAATAAATACTTTTGTTCATTAGATCAAATTTATTTATATAAAAAAAATACAAAATGGATGTCTATAAATGACAGATGTTTTATAAAACCTTTAAAAAACGAAAGTAAATTTAAGGTTGCAAAAGAGCAAAGCCTTATTGGTATATTAAAAATAGGTAATAGCTCATTAGAAGCGCTAGGAATACACGAGGGAGACACTGTAGGTTATACACCATACGGTGAGTACGATTTTGTTGTTGATAAAAAGCGTTTGTATTGTATGAAATCAAATGATATTGTTATTAAATATGGATATAAAGGAAACAAAAAAGAATATAATCCAAGCTGGGCGAGTAGCAGTTAAAGAATTAATTAAAGTTGCTAAAGAACCTATTATAGATTTTGGCCCAGATATATCAGCAGACCGTTTAAAAAATGCAGCAGCTACAAAAAAACTTTGTATTATGGATGCTTTTGAGATAATAACTAGAATACAAGAGGAAGAAGAAATGCTAAATGAAAAACCTAAAGAAGTTAAAGAAGAAAAAAGCTTTAAAGGTTTTGCCGAAGGAAGATCTAAATAATGTACAAACAAACATTATTTAAAGTACTAGAAAACCATATTAAACCTAAGGTTTTAAAAAGAAACAATAGGTATAAAAAATGGGAATACGGTTACAATAAAGAACACGATATAATTGTAATTAGTAAAACTGGTGAAATAGGTGAGGTGTATGAAATACAAAATCTTAAAATAGCTTTACCTAAACAATCAGAAGATATAGTAAAATTTAAATCTAATACATGGGAAAGAACTTTATTACCTAAAGCTTTCAAACGTATTAAAACAATATTTGATTGGGAGGAGTATGATGTAGATTTTAAAGAAACATGGTATGATTATATTGACAAAGAGTTTGAATATAGGGAAAAAGGCTTTTGGTTTATTAATAAAGATAAACCTACTTATCTTACTGGTACTCATTACATGTACTTGCAGTGGTCCAAGATTGATGTTGGGAAACCAGATTTTAGGGAGTCAAACAGATTATTCTTTATATTCTGGGAAGCTTGTAAAGCCGACGATAGATCATATGGTATTTGCTATCTCAAAAACAGACGATCTGGTTTTTCGTTCATGGCCTCAGGTGAAACTGTTAACAGTGCAACAATATCAACCGATTCAAGATTTGGAATATTATCTAAATCAGGACCTGACGCTAAAACAATGTTTACTGACAAAGTCGTACCAATCTCGGTTAATTACCCATTTTTCTTCAAGCCAATACAAGACGGTATGGACCGTCCAAAAACAGAATTAGCATATAGAGTTCCTGCAAGTAAATTTACTAGAAGAAAGCTTGAAACAAACGAAACGCTTAGAGAACTTACGGGATTAGATACTACTGTTGATTGGAAAAATACAGGAGACAACAGTTATGATGGTGAAAAATTAAAGTTATTAGTACACGATGAAAGTGGTAAATGGGAAAGACCAAACAATATATTAAATAATTGGCGAGTTACTAAAACAACACTACGATTAGGTAGTAAAATTATTGGTAAATGTATGATGGGTTCAACGAGCAATGCTCTTGACAAAGGAGGAGATAATTTTAAGAAACTTTATTATGACTCGGATGTTACTAAAAGAAACGCCAACGGACAGACTCGCTCGGGATTATATTCTTTGTTCATACCTATGGAATGGAACTACGAGGGATACATTGATGCTTATGGTATACCTGTCTTCAATACACCGAAAAAACCGGTTGAAGATCCGCACGGTACTAAAATAAATATAGGTGTAATAGAATATTGGCAAAATGAAGTTGATGGATTAAAAGGAGATCAAGACGGATTAAACGAATTTTACAGACAATTTCCACGTACAGAAGAGCATGCTTTTAGAGATGAAGCTAAATCGTCTTTGTTTAATCTTACTAAAATATATGAGCAAATAGATTGGAACGCTGATATTAACAATAGCAATGTAATTACACAAGGAAATTTTCAATGGGTTAATGGTGTTAAAGATACATCTGTAATTTTTAACCCTACAAATAATGGTAGATTTTTTATATCATGGGTTCCAGAAACTAATTTACAAAATAATGTAATTAGTAAAAATGGAAAAAAATATCCTGGTAATGAACATATGGGCGCTTTTGGTTGTGATAGTTACGATATATCAGGTACTGTAGATAATAGAGGATCTAATGGATCTTTGCATGGTTTGACTAAATTTAGTATGGAAAACCACCCTGCTAATCATTTTTTTTTAGAATACATAGCAAGACCTGCTACGGCAGAAATATTTTTTGAAGATGTTTTGATGGCTTGTATATTCTATGGTATGCCAATACTTGCAGAAAATAATAAACCTAGATTATTATATTATTTTAAAAGAAGAGGTTATAGAGGTTACTCTATGAATAGACCAGATAAAATATACAATAAATTATCGGTAACAGAAAGAGAAATAGGTGGTATACCTAATTCAAGTGAAGATATAAAACAGGCTCACGCCGCGGCAATTGAGTCTTATATCCAAGATTTTATTGGTTTAAAACCTAATAATCAATATGGTGATTTATATTTTCAAAGAACCTTACAAGATTGGGCTAAATTTAATATAAATAATAGAACAATGCATGATGCTTCTATTAGTTCAGGGCTAGCTATTATGGCTTGTAATAAAAATAAATATAGACCTGTACCTAAACAAATACTAGTTAGTTATGATTTAGGTATAAAAAAATATAACAACAAAGGGGATATTTCACAAATAATACGATAAATGAAAATAAACTATAATAGTAATAGCACGTTTCCAGAACAGGTGGTACCTATCGAGGAAAAGATGTCATTGGAGTATGGAAAGCGAGTTGCTGATGCTATACAATCAGAGTGGTTTGCACAAGGAAGAACTAATGGTAATAGATATTTAACAAGTTTTAACAGTTTTCATAACAGAAGATTATATGCAAGAGGCGAACAACCTGTGCAGAAATATAAAGATGAATTATCAATTAACGGTGACTTAAGCTACTTGAATTTAGACTGGAAACCCGTACCAATATTATCAAAATTTGTAGATATATTAACAAACGGTATATCAGCTAAAGATTATGATATAAAAGCTTACGCTCAAGATCCAGAGTCTATAAAGAAAAGAACAAAATATGCAGAGGGTCTTGCTAAAGACATGTTTGCTTATGAAATACAACAACAAGTTAAAGCCTCAACGGGTGTAGATATATCTAATACAAAAATACCAAAAGAAAATTTACCTAAAACTATTGAAGAAATGGAATTGCATTTGCAATTGTCTTATAAGCAATCAATAGAAATAGCCGAAGAAGAAGCAATCAATCAAGTATTAGCACAAAATAAGTTTGAATTATTAAAACGTAGAATTAATTTAGATTTAGTTACATTAGGTATAGCTGCTGCTAAAACAAACTTTAATCCTTCTAATGGTATAACACTTGATTACGTTGATCCAGCATATATGATTTATTCATATACAGAAGATCCAAACTTTGAAGACGTATATTATGTAGGTGAAGTCAAAGCGATGACAATCCCTGAGGTTAAAAAACATTTTCCTCATATATCTAACGAAGAATTAGAAAAACTACAAAAATATAACAGCAACAATAACTATATATATGGTTATGGAGGTTATGATCAAAACACCGTGCAAGTATTGTTTTTTGAATACAAGTCTTATATGGATCAAGTATTTAAATTAAAACAAACAGAAAATGGATTAGAAAAAATATTAGAAAAACCTGATACATTTAATCCTCCAAAATCTGATTCTTTTTCTAGAGTTAGTAGAAGTATAGAGGTTTTATTTGAGGGTGCAAAAGTTTTAGGTACTGATGTAATGTTAAAGTGGGAGTTGTCTGAAAACATGACTAGACCTATGTCTGATACAACTAAAGTAGAAATGAACTACGCTATATGTGCACCTAGAATGTACAAAGGTAGGATAGAATCTTTAGTTACTAAGACAATGGGTTTTGCTGATATGATTCAATTAACTCATTTAAAACTACAACAAGTACTTTCAAGAATGGTACCAGATGGAGTGTTTTTAGATATGGATGGTTTAGCTGAAGTTGATTTAGGTAATGGAACAAATTATAATCCAGCAGAGGCTTTAAACATGTATTTTCAGACTGGTTCAGTTGTAGGTAGATCTTTAACTCAAGATGGCGAATTAAATAGAGGTAAAGTTCCAGTGCAAGAATTAACATCGTCAGCTGGTCAAGCTAAAATAGGTGCTTTAATATCTACTTATAATTATTATTTACAAATGATTAGAGATGTAACCGGACTTAATGAAGCAAGAGATGGTAGTTTACCAGATAAAGATACATTAGTTGGGTTACAAAAAATTGCTGCTCAACAATCAAACATAGCAACAAAACACATTAACAACGCTAGTTTATTTATGAGTTTAAGATTATGTGAAAACATATCTAAAAAATTAACTGACGTTCTTAATAATCCTTTAACAGCTAATGCTTTAATGGAAAGTATTTCAGTATACAATACGCAAACATTAAATGAAATTAGAAATTTATCTTTACATGATTTTGGTATTTTCTTAGAACTGGAACCAGATGAAGAAGAAAAAGCAAAATTAGAACAAAATATACAGGTAGCTTTGCAATCTGGTGGTATAGAACTAGAAGACGCTATAGATTTAAGACAAATTAAAAATTTAAAACTTGCAAATCAAATGCTAAAACAAAGGCGTAGATTAAAGCAAGAAAGAGATCAAGCTGTACAAGAAAGAAATATACAAGCTCAAGCTCAAGCTAATGCTCAATTAGCAGAAAAAACTGCTATGGCAGAAGTACAGAAACAACAAGTATTAACAGAGCAAAAAGTTAATATAGAACAAGCTAAATCACAGTTTGAAATACAAAGGATGCAGACAGAAGCAGAAATAAAACGTATGCTTATGGCTGAAGAATTTAATTACAATGTTGAATTAGCTAGAGCACAGAGACAAACTGAGTCTTTAAAAGAAACAGAAATAGAAGATAGAAAAGATAAAAGAATTAAACTGGAAGGTAGTCAACAAAGTCAAATGATTCAACAAAGACAAAATGACGGGCCACCAATTAATTTTGAGTCAAGCAACGATAGCATAGGGGATTTTGGATTAGAAGCTTTTAGCCCTAAATAATTACTAATTTTATAATATTATATTATGTCAACACAAACAAAAACAGATGAACCTGTTAAACAGGAAGGTGACTTTAAATTGAA